GTAACCGGCTCGGTGAATTGCGATGGGTTGACGTGTGAAGGGGATCTTAGCATCCGCTCCAGCTACGGAACTCTGCTGCTCCGTGACACCACTAATTCTGGAACCGGTGCTCAAACTCGAATTGTCTTTGAAGATAGCACTGGACACACTCAGGGTAATGTTGGCTATCTAGCTAACAACAATAACGACCTTTACATCAGCAACGAATACAGTACAAACCTTGTATTTAGAACTGGTGGCGCGACTAGGTGCTTCGTCGATAGCGGTGGTCATTTTAATCCAGCAGCCAATAACACCTACGACCTAGGCACGTCGGCCCTCCGCTGGCGCAACGTCTACACCAACGACCTCAACCTCAGCAACGAAGGCGGCACTAACGATGTCGATGGCACCTGGGGTTCCTGGACCATCCAGGAGGGTGAGGACGACCTGTTCCTGCTGAATCGGCGGAACGGCAAAAAGTACAAATTTAATCTTACGGAGGTGAACTGATATGGCTATTGTTTTTCCTGGCGGGACGCAAACCGGCCCAGCAAGTATTATCAAAGTTGTCACTACTGATACGGACGCAGCCGTTACGACCACCGGCACCACCAACACATGGCAGCAAATTAACAGCTTTAATACAAATTTTGCTGTCTCCGATACAAACAATCAAGTCTTGATTATTATCAGCATTGGACAATACGGTGGAGGCGGCGGCGTTGGTACTGCTTGGGCTGCAGCGGCAAACGGCACCCGCATTAAATTAGGCACACCTTCTGGCAGCCGGATTGCTACCGGTTTCCAGGCTTACGTTTCACACCAGTCGCATGGATACAGTACGCAGTGGACCACTGCCTATACGCCTGGCACTACTAGCCTGATAACTTATGGGGTTCAATTTAGAGCCCAAAATGGTACTACTACTACCCTTGGCAGGACCCTAGTCAATGACAACGTTAGCGACACCTATGCAGGCCGCGCCCTCTCAAGCATTACTCTGATGGAGATTTCGGTATGACCTACTACAACCACAGCGCTGTTCTTAAAGCGTACCCAAATGTCACCTTTATTGAAGACAACTACGGTGCGTTTGATGCTGATGGCAACCCAGTAGAGCTGGATCAGGCGCTGCTTGATGCTACCGCTATTGAGGTAGAGGCTGAGGCAGTCATGAGGCGTTTGCGCGAAAAAAGGAATGAGCTGCTTGCCGAAACCGATTGGTGGGCAATGTCCGACCTCACCATGACGGCTGAGCAAACTGCTTACCGCCAAGCCCTCCGCGATCTACCCGCTAACACCACTGATCCGACAAACCCTATTTGGCCTACTAAACAATGATTGCACTTATCCGTCCCGTCCTCTTCTCCTTCCTTAACAGCGACAAGGTGAAGCGTTTGGTTGTGGATCTTCTCCGCAAACTGGCCGAGCAATCGACCAATACCGTTGATGACCAAGCTGTTGATTTTATCGAGCGTGGTCTCTTTGGTGAATGAACCTCGGTGAGCCTCCGGTATTGCCGGTTCTAAGGCTTCCTGAGCCCCCTCAGCTACCACGTCCGGTACTGGAGGTGCCACGGGCGACTTTACCCTCGTATAAGCCGCTTGTAGTGCCTCCTAACGACCTGCGTCCACCTCCGGGTATCAAAAGCTCTGAGCCTTCTGATGAAAGAAGCGAGCCACAGCCAAAGAAACCCCCTGTTACACCACCCATTCCTTCGACTCCGCCTCAGGTGCGTTACCTTGACGTGCCTGGGACGGACCTGGAAGTACCGCTGCCTAGCAACGAAATTCTTGTAACAGCAGGAACCACTGCGACTGTGTCCGTGCTTGCCACATTAACTGCTACGGCAGTTTTCAAGCGGACAGTACAAGTCTTGAAACCAATCATCAAGAAATTACTGACTCGCAAATCTAAAAATGGAGAAACGGAATAACTTTTTCCATGATTTCTTTAGTGAAATAGTGAAAGCACTTGTACTTGTTTGGAGTGCCGGTGTTTTGACAGCCTCATACATGGGAATGCTCCAAAAGATGGATCCGACGTTCGTGGCTAGCCTTTTGTCTGGCACGTTGGCGTCGTATGGTATTTCTCGCATCGACAAGAACACTAAACAGGATCCACCCAAATGAAAAAACTACTCTTTCTGTTGCTGATGCTGCCTTCTGCGGCTATGGCACAGACTGTTACCCCACAGTTTACCCAGGGGTCAATGCAATCCACAACTACTACCACCCAAACCATCACAGAAACCATCGCTACTGAGGTGTACGGTGGAGCGTACAAGTCATGGTCTGGAACAAACGTAACCCCGAGTGGGGACATCAACGATTCAACTACCACATACTCCGTGACTACGTCTGGAGAACCGTGGCAGCTGGAAATCACCGAGCGAGCAGCCGGAATCGTCGAGACAATCGACATCACCCGGGACATCGACTACTCTGCTACTACTACCTCCTTGTCGGTCTTCTCACAGTAGCCGCAGGCTGCGCCTTTGTAGCACCGGTAAGAGCAGAAGAACCCACCGTCAGTAACAATGCCTCGCCTATCGCGGCAGCAACTGGCAATGTTACCAATCAGGCGGTGCAATTTCAGAACAATGGAGCGCCTAGCAGGCAGCAATTTAGCCCTGGCAACTCTTGTAATGGCTCGACAATGACGTTTAGCCCGTTCTATATGGGCAATGATGTCATGCCAGACAGCTATACTAGAACCAATAACTTTGGAGCACAGCTTAATTTTAGCGTTCCGCTTGACGGAGGCATGATTGAGCAGTGTAAAAAGATAGCAAAACGCCAAGAAGAGAAGCTCAGGCTTGATTATGAGCTTGTTAGAGCCCTTAAATGTACTGAGATTATGAAAGCAGGCTTCACCTTTCGACCTGGATCACGGGTTGAGGTGCTTTGCCACGACATTGTACCCATTGTTTCACTTACCAAAGACCAATAATCCGATTTTATCGAACTAATGGCACATTCTCCTTATCACGACGGCGATTTCCCCGACATTTCGGCATACGCCTACGATGATTTTTCTGATGGGTACACTGATTCCCAAGGAATTGAACATCGTCGCCTTCTTTGGCAACACGCCGCTAACGAAAGCACGTTTGAATTTTGCGGAGTCAGTCGGTTTTATCCGGCTATTGTAGACCCAGAAACTCCGGCTAATGATCGCGACGCTTTTTATGGCACGGACATTGACGATACTAATGGTCGTTGGGAACGGGCTGTAATCGAACTTACCACTACTGAGCCCATCTGGGCCGCACGTCCCACCTAATCATGACTAGAGCCACCGAAGATCAGTTCAACGAACTTCATGGGCTCGTCACGACAGAACTGATTGCCCGCATTAAGTCGGGTGTCGCTACGACCCAAGACATCAAGGCAGCCGCTGATTGGCTGTCTAAGAATAACATTACCGGTCTTCCAGTTTCTGGATCTCCGCTTGCTGAGCTGTTTGCTACCCTGCCGGAGATTGAGGTGGAGGATGTGGAAAGTGTCATTTTCTAACGAAACAGTTCGTAACACCATTGCTGCTGCTGGGCTAGCTTTGTTTAGCTGGCACACACTGACCCTTCACGAGATTGCAAAGTCTGTGGAGGTTCTGCTTAAAACCAGCAGCAACACTGAGGTCCGCCTTGAGCGGCTTGAAAACGCAGTCTTCTTTGATCATGCGAAAAGGAACGAGTAAGTCTGCTAAATACTACGCAAGCAACCGTAAAGCGGCGGCTAAAAAAGCAGCGTACCAACGAAAACTAAATAAAAAGCCGTCTGTTAAAAAAGCGTCTGAAGAACGCTGGACGGAACGCCGCAGACGCGGCATTGCTGGGAAGGGTGGCCCCGACCTTTCCCATACGAAAAAGGGGAAGCTGGTTCTCGAAAGTAGAAGCCGGAACCGCGCACGCAACGGACACAATGGTAGGTCTACTAAAAAATGAGCTTAGTCCGTAACATTAACAAACGTAAAAAGGCGGGTACGTCCCGTTCTAAAAAAAACTCCACCATCAGCCCTAAAGCCTATAAGGCTATGAAGCAGGGCTGGCCCAAGAAAAAGAAGAAGTAAACCACCGTAGAGGTATGCCTCTCAAAGACCCTTCTGCCTACCTTTTTCACCTTAAGGCCATGACCTCCTCT